TCAAGCCTTATTACGTCAGGTGCTTATAGCGCTACATTTACATTTACCGGCACGACTACGCTGACATTCCCGACCAGCGGCACGGTCACAGCGCTCGGTAACTCAACAACTGGCTCTGGCAGCATCGTATTAGCGACTAGCCCGACGCTTTTAACGCCTAATCTTGGCGTTCCATCAGCTCTGACGCTGACAAATGCCACTGGTCTGCCGATCTCGACGGGTCTGACAGGCACTGGCACGGGTGTATTGACGGCTTTGGCTGTTAATGTTGGCTCTGCGGGGGCTTTTGTTACGTTTAACGGCGCGCTTGGCACGCCTAGTAGCGGTAATTTAGGCAATTGCACGGGTTATCCGTCTGGTGGTTTGACTGGTCTTGGAACTGGCGTAGCAACTGCATTAGCGCAAAATGTTGGCTCTGCGGGCGCTATCGTCGTGCAGAATGGCGTTCTTGGAACGCCATCTAGCGGCACTCTAACTAACGCAACGGGTCTTCCGCTAACAACCGGCGTAACGGGCACGCTGCCAGTTGCTAATGGCGGCACAGGAATTACGTCTTTTGGCACAGGCGTCGCTACTGCTCTTGGTCAAAATGTTACAGGCTCTGGCGGTATTGTTTTAGCAAACAGCCCAACACTCGTTACACCGGCACTTGGAACACCATCGTCTGTTACCTTAACGAATGGCATAGGCTTGCCTCTTACAACTGGCGTAACAGGCACGTTGCCAGTTGCCAATGGTGGCACGGGTATCACGTCATTTGGCACAGGCGTCGCTACAGCTCTTGGGGTCAACGTCGGCACGGCTGGCGCTTTCGTTGTTAATGGCGGTGCGTTAGGCACTCCATCGTCAGGGACTCTGACAAATGCGACGGGATTACCTATTAGCACAGGCGTTAGTGGCCTTGGGACAGGCGTTGCGACGTTCTTGGCGACGCCAACGAGCGCGAATCTTGCGTCGGCTGTCACAGATGAGACAGGATCGGGATCGCTAGTATTTTCGACCGCACCGACATTTGGCACCAATATTACGGTTGGCACCGCGTCATCTTCGACGGGTATTGTCAATCTTAAAGGCACAACGTCTGGCACTGTTGCACTGTCTGTCGCTGATGCGGCAGGCTCATGGACAATGAAGCTGCCGACGACCGCAGGCACAAACGGCTATTATCTTCAGACCGACGGTCTTGGTAATACGACTTGGGCGGCAGGCGGCGGTGGTGGCGGGGGCTCGCCTGGCGGCTCAACCACGCAAATTCAGTATAATAACGCGGGTTCCTTTGGCGGTTCGCCAGGATTTACATTCAACGGCACCGCGACAGTTGGCGTCGGCGTAGCTTCAACAACAAGCGGCGTATTTAACCTTTATAATTCTCTTAGCGCTAATGCTATCAGTTTAAAATCGGGCAATAATTCTGTTGCATGGTCACTGACCTTCCCAACATCAGCGGGAACGAACGGACAATATTTACAAACTGACGGTGCCGGTAATACGACTTGGACAACAGTAGCGTCTGGTTTAACAATCGGTTCTACTGCCATTTCAGGTGGCACAACTGGTCGTATTCTTTATGATAACGCTGGCGTCTTAGGCGAGCTTGCAACGACTGGCTCTGGAAATGTTGTCCTCGCTACGTCGCCGACGCTTGTTACACCAATACTTGGCACACCGACATCTGGCACATTAACAAGCTGCACAGGTTTACCTGTTAGCACAGGCATTAGTGGGCTCGGCACGAATGTTGCCACTGCTTTAGCCGTTAATGTCGGCACGGCTGGCGCATTTGTTGTTAATGGCGGTGCTCTTGGCACACCGTCTAGCGGCACGTTGACGAGTTGCACTGGTCTTCCTATTTCAGGTATCGCCAGTCTTGGTACGGGCGTAGCTACAGCGTTAGGAAACTCCACAAACGGCGCAAGTGGATTGGCCGTTCTTAATGCTAGTGGTTATCTGGCTGTCGCTCAAGGTGGCACGGCTACAGGAACCGCTGGTATCACGGCTTTTAATAATATCACGGGTTATACCGCCACTGGCGCTACAGGCACGACAAGCACAAATCTTGTGTTTTCAACATCGCCAACAATTACGACGCCAACTATTAGCGGCAATGAGACATATACTGGCACCGCTGGTCGTATATTGGCCGACTTTGACAATGCTACGGTCAATAGCCGCAGGGCTTTTCAGACTAGCACAACCAATGCTTCGACCGGCATTTATGCTCTACCTAACGGCACAGCAACTGCCGCAAGCTGGCAGGCAACTAATGCTGCCGATCCAACAAATGCTAGCAAGATCTTGATTGCAACCAATGGTTCGACAGACGTCCAGTTGGTGTCGGGCATTAATGGAACTGGCACATATTTGCCGATGTCGTTTTATACGAGCGGCGTAGCAAATGCGCGTTTGGATACTTACGGCAGCTTATTGCTTGGCACCGCTATTTCTGGAACTGCACCAACCACAACTACTGGCCTTGGGACTATCTCGACGTCCGGCACAGTTATTATGGGAAGCAGCTTCAAGCGCAATCGTATTATCAATGGGAATATGTATATAGCTCAGAGAGCTACATCAGCGACAGTCACGGCAGGGACGGCTGTTCCAACAGCCTCAACTGGCTATCCTTGCGTAGATAGATGGTATGTATATAGCACTGGTGCTAACGTCACAGCGGCTCAAGTTGCTGGTTCTGGCAGCAACAAAAATCTTCTTCAAATTACAGGTGCGGCTTCTGTTACGGCAGTTGGCGTTGGTCAACGAATTGAGCAGCTTAACAGTTATGATTTGGCCGGTCAGACAGCTACGCTTTCGGTTAATTTGGCTAACTCTGTCCTTACAACAGTAACATGGACAGCCAATTACGCTACGAGCGCCGATACGTTCGGAACTATTGGAACGCCAACCAAGACCCAGATTGCTACTGGCACGTTTACGGTTACCAGCACGCTTACGCAATATACGACCAACATTTCTATTCCTGCGGCGGCTACGACTGGCATCGAGATTTTGTTTACTGTCGGCGCTCAGACAAGCGGCACTTGGCAAATTGGCAACGTGCAGCTTGAAGCAGGCTCAGTCGCCACTCCGTATGAGCGGCAGATTTACTCCGATCAGTTGGCGCAGTGTCAGAGGTATTGTCAAGTATATACAGGCGCATCATTAGGTGTAAATGGCGGCCAATATTATCCTACAGCTAATTTAGCGTTAAAAGTTTCTATGAGGGCTACGCCAACACTAACCAACGGGTCGTTTCCAGTTGGAGGCGGAACGTGCGCATTATATACATATAGTACATCTGAAGTTGTTTTTCCGTATAATAGCGCCGGGAATTGGAGCGCTTCATTTAGCGCAATTTTTGTAACTTTTTCTGGCACATTGTCTGCGGAGTTATAATCATGTCTTATACGCTCCTATATAACAATTTGTTTATTATCCGCGATACTGACGGCGCTTGCATCCCCGCTGACGAAGCCAACACCGACTATCAAGCATATCTCGCTTGGGTAGCTGAAGGCAACACGCCTAACCCATACGTTCCACCATCAGAACCAGCTCCACTAACGCCACAAGAGAAACTTGCGGCGGCTGGTATAACGGTCGAAGAATTAAAGACACTTTTGGGTATTAGTTGACGATCAGACACCTAAAGAGTAATACTACACATTAACCGACTGGCCGGAAAGCTAGGTAGCACATGAGTGATGACGAACAGGCTGTAGCGGAGATCAGCCCCGCGCCGGAACAGGAAGCTACGGCAGCTCCTGAATCTGTTGAGACGACGCCGGAGGAACAACAGTCTACGAAATCGTTCACTCAAGAAGAGCTGGACGCGATTGTAGGCAAACGCCTCGCAAGAGAACAGCGCAAATGGGAAAGAGAGCAGGCCCAACGGCTTGCGGAGCAACAGGCTAAACAACAGCCCGTCGCACCTCCGCCTGCGCCAGATGATTTTGAGAACGCACAGGTTTATGCAGAAGCATTAGCCGAGCGTAAAGCTCAAGAGATGCTGGCACAACGGGAGGCCGCAAAGCAGCAAGCGGCTCTTTTGGATGCGTATCATGACCGTGAGGAAGACGCTCGGTCTAAGTATGACGACTTTGAACAAGTCGCGTATAACCCGAATCTTCCTGTAACGGACGTAATGGCGCAGGCCATCCAGGCTTCTGATATTGGCCCCGATGTGATTTATCACCTTGGGTCTAATCCAAAAGAAGCACATCGGATTTCCAGATTACCGCCTGTCTTGCAGGCACGGGAGATCGGTAAACTTGAGGCTAAACTAGCGTCAGATCCGCCGGTTAAAAGGACATCAACTGCCCCTGCTCCTATTGCTCCTGTTGCTCCGCGTTCATCTGGTGCCCCGACGTATGATACAACTGACCCCCGGTCAATGAAATCAATGTCTACATCTGAATGGATTGAAGCGGATAGACAGCGGCAACTTAGGAAGTTAGAGGCTCAACGTCGCAGATAGGTGACATAAAATGAGCAATTCACTCTTAACAATTGATATGATTACGAGAAAGGCTCTGGAAATTCTGGAGAACAATCTTGTAATCACCCGCACGGTCAACCGCCAGTATGACGACAGCTTTGCCGTCGAAGGCGCTAAGATCGGTTCGACCCTCCGTATCCGTCTTCCTGACCGCGCTTTGGTCACGGACGGCGCTGCTCTTCAGGTTCAGGACGACAACGAGCAATACACGACTTTGACGGTTTCTTCACAGAAGCACATTGGCGTGAACTTTACGTCTGCCGAACTTACGATGCAGTTGGACGACTTTGCTGAACGCGTGCTTAAGCCACGTATTTCTCAGCTTGCTTCCAGCATCGACGCTGACGTCGCTAATGCTTATCAGCAGATCTATAACTCTGTTGGCACGCCAGGCACCACGCCAGCTACGTCGCTTGTTCTTCTTCAGGGCAACCAGAAGCTGAACGAATTTGCTACGCCAATGTCTCAGCGTTATGTCGCCGTCAATCCAGCCGCTAACGCTGGTCTGATCGAAGGCATGAAAGGCTTGTTCAACCCAGTTGATACCATCAGCAAGCAGTTCAAAAACGGCTTGATGGGCGAAGGTATCCTTGGCTACGACGAGCTGAACATGACGCAGTCGATCCGTCAGTTCACGACCGGCTCGCGTAATACTTCAGC